ATTAATTCACGCAGCACAAAGATTCGGCAGAGTGCTAATGTTTAGCCGAGAAATGAGCGCAATAGAAATAGCCAAGCGTATAACAGCAAATCAACTGGAAAACCTAAATATGGCCGATATTTTTGGGAATATGGATAAGGCCAAGATTGAATATTTAAAACAAAATTTGGAGCAAGTAAAGAAATTACTGATAGAAGTAGATGGCAAAAGCAGTAACCTAACCGAAGTGATTTACAAGATTCGCAAAGATCATAGCCAGCACGCTTTAAAAGTTGTCATAATAGACTATTTGCAATTACTTAGCGGATTTGCAGATAAACGCTACCGAGGGCAAACAGAAATATTAAACGACCTTACAAGGGAATTAAAAGCATTGGCTTCTAAATTGGAATTACCAATTATTGTTCTTAGCCAGCTAAATAGAGAAGTAGAAAACAGACCGAACAAAGAACCGCAGCTTTCAGATTTAAAAATGAGCGGAAGCATTGAGGAAGATAGTAATATGGTTATTTTGCTTTACCGCCCAGAGTATTATAACTTAGACACCTTCCCAGATGGCGATCCATCTTATGGCAAGGTTGATATTATCGTAGCCAAAAACAGAAACGGCAAAACCGGCAAGGTAAGGGCTGAGTTCATTGGCGAAAAGGTAAAATTTCAAGATTTGCAAACTATGCCATACATCTCAAATGAAATGCCATGGGATTAATTTAAACATGGTTTTTTTTACTTTAGCATACACAATGAAACAACAAATGGCAAACATTACTCAAGAGCAAGAAGGCGTGGAAAGTTTTAACAACTGGATTGAAGAATTAGAAGAAAGCAAGCAGCCAGAAGCTTGTAACATTGATGATCCTAACTGCGAAAATTGCGGTAGTTGAAAAGCGAAGAATCAATATTGCAACAATTTTGCGTAAAATGGTTCAGATATGAGTACCCACAGCATCAACGCTTTTTAGTGGGCATTCCTAATGAGGGGCAAAGAACACCTAAGAACGGCGCAAGAATGAAAGCGCAAGGAATGATAGCTGGGATTTCAGATTTAATACTTTTTGATCCAGAATCAGTACAAATGCCTATATTCTTAGAATGCAAAACGCAAAAAGGTAGGCAAAGCCAAAGCCAAAAGGAATTTGAAGCAGAATATACCGAGGCTGGATATAAGTATTATATCTTTCGCAGCTTTGATGAATTTAGAGAATTAGTAAATAACTACTTGCAATGATAATACTATCCGACCCAGGTTGCGAAATAGAACACATCACCCAGCAAACAGAAATAGAACAAGCTGACTAATGAGAATGCTCTGCCCTATGTGTGATGGTGAAGGAATGCTAAAAACAACCTACAAGAAAACCAATTCCTACGGCATAGAAATAAGATTAGATACTTACGAGCCTTGCCCCCTTTGCATAGCTAGCGGAGAAGTGCAAGTAATAGATGCAAAATATGACTAATCATCAACTTTGGAATCGCATCTACAAAGCTATTTATAAGCTTACCGGATGCCGAGATATGGCGCACAAAGAAGCCAACCGAAGGCTATTAAAGCATAATTAATACCTTTGCATAAGTAAAAAGCTAACAACTATGCCGTTACCAACGCCAAATGTAGAGGAAAGCCAAGAGGACTTTATGAGCCGATGTATGGCCGATGGCATTATGAATGTTGAATTTCCAGATGCAGAGCAACGCTACGCCGTTTGTATGGCTCAATATACAGATAAGGTAATTGCAGATTTTAGAGAAAGATTACAATGAAAGAAAGAGGAAGGCCTAAAGCAAGCATAAAAGAACTGCCTAATAATTGGCAAGATGAAATATTAAAACTATACGCTGAGGGTGCTTCAGATGTGGAAATCAAAGCCCTAATTTATCAATGGCGCGGTAGTTTTTCTAATGATCTTTGGGATCGATGGATGGATGAAGAGCCAATTTTTTCGGAAACCATAAAAGTTGGAAAGCTGTTTTCTCAGCAATGGTGGGAGAAAAAAGGCCGCAAGAATCTTGAAAATAAAGACTTTAACTATACCGGTTGGTTTATGAACATAAAGAATCGCTTTTACAATGATTGGCGAGATAGAAAAGATTTAGACCATACCACCAAAGGCGATAAAGTAAGCATACCAGTAATATCCTTCTTCGATACTGAAGAAAGTGAAGATTAATAGAAAATATCTTCCGTTAGTTAAAAACAAAACACGCTACTTCATAATTACTGGGGGGCGTGGATCTGCCAAATCTTTTTCTGTAAACGTATTCTTAGCCTTGATGACTTACGAGGTAGGTCACCGCATACTATTTACACGCTACACAATGGCCAGCGCACACAAGTCTATTATACCCGAATTACTGGAAAAGATAGACCTAATGCAAAAACACCCCGATTTTGATGTAAATAGAAACGAAATAAAAAACGTAGTTACCGATTCCAGCATTATATTTTCTGGAATTAAGACCAGTTCCGGCAACCAAACCGCCAACCTAAAATCATTGCAAGGTATTACTACCTGGGTATTAGATGAAGCCGAGGAAATGACAGATGAAGAAACATTTGATACCATAGACCTATCGGTGCGTAATAAGCAGATGCAGAACCGCATTATACTTATTATGAACCCAGCGAGCAAAGAGCATTGGGTGTACAAGCGTTTCTTTCAGCAGGCAGGCGTGCAGCCTGGTTTTAATGGTGTGAAAAATGATGTTACTTACATACACACCGACTACCGAGATAATAAAGAGCATTTGGCAGATAGCTACCTAAGACAAATAGCAGAGATAAAAAGACTTAACCCGGCAAAGTATCAACACAAGATATTAGGAAGCTGGATGGATAAAGCAGAAGGTGTAATCTTTGAAAACTGGGAATTAGGAGATTTTGATAATAGCTTGCCGTTTATTTTCGGTCAAGACTTTGGATATAGTGTAGATCCCACAACGCTAATAAAAGTAGCCATAGACGAAAAGCGCAAAATAATTTACCTCCAAGAGTTGCTATATCGCGCAGGTTTAAGTACCGATATGATAGCCTTCGAGAATAAACAAAAGGCAAAAGATGGATTGATAGTAGCCGATAGCGCAGAACCGAGGTTAATAGCAGAATTAAAAGCCAAACCACATTTTTGCAATATAGTACCAGCGCAGAAAGGACCAGATAGCGTAAGATCGGGAATAGCCAAGATGCGAGATTACAAGATGATAGTAACGCCCGAAAGCGTTAACTTAGTGAAAGAATTAAATCATTATATTTGGAGTGACAAAAAGAGCAATGTACCGGTGGATGACTATAACCATTGCCTTGATGCTGCTCGTTATGCCTTTGAGCGTTTAAGCAGAAAACGTACTTTTGTAGCCGTTTAACCTTCCTTCACCGTTGATCCCCCGAAATTTTATAGCATGAATGTAATACAAAAGTTGGGGGCAAAGATATTAGGCATTGATGCCCAAAAAGATTTTTTACCCTTAGACCAAAACCAATTATTTCGCCAGCTATTTAAGTATTACGGCCAGAACACCCCAGTACAGCCGGAGTTCAATATGGAAGAGTATATCCGCCAAGGATATAATTACAACTTCCTTATTTACTCTATCGTTTCTTTTATTGCTCGCAAAGCAAGCAAAGTAGAATATAAAGCATACCGCTACACCAAAGGCGGAGAAAAAGAAGAACTACCAGAACATCCCATTTTAGAATCTATTTATGCGCCCAACAGCTACCAGGGCAAAAGTGAATTTTTAGAGCAGTACCACGGCTTTAAATTGCTTACAGGCAATAGCTACATCTATACGCCCATCTTAGATAGTGGCATTAACAGAGGAAAGTTTACAGAAATGCACGTTATGCCTGCCCATTGGGTTGAGATTGTCAGCGGTGGTATGTTTAACCCAGTAGGAGGCTATCGGTTAAGGTATGGCGATGATGTAAAGCCTTTTGATGTAGATGAAGTGTTGCATAGCAAATATGCCAATTACTACTACGACAACGGCGAGAACTTGTACGGACAAAGCCCAATTCAAGCAGCATGGCCACTACTGCAAAAAAGCAATAGCAATATAGCAGCAGCTAAAAGTAGCTTTGATAACAAAGGAGCGCAAGGGGTGCTATTCGACAAAAGCGAAGTTAGCAGCAATGGTATGCGCCCACAGCTAACAGAAGAGCAGTTCCAAAAGATGCAAGCGCGTTGGGATAAAAAGATTAGAGGCCCAAAAAACAAAGGGCGAATACTTATGACTGCTGGCGATTTCGGATATATTGATTTAGGAATGTCACCTGTTGATTTGGCATTGATTAGCGATAGCCAAGCAACTAAAAGAGATATTTGCGACATCTTCCACGTTCCCAGCATCTTGTTTAACGATCCCGAAGGCACTACTTATAACAACCAGAAAGAAGTTAGGAAAAGAGCCTGGACTGATGCCATAATGCCTGAGTGCGATCATTTTGCGGATGAATTTACAAGGCACGCTAAGAACGCTTACAAGAGCGAGGGCGATATATGGGTAGTTGCCGATTATAGCGCAATAGAAGAACTGCAAGCTGACAAAAGGGAAATGATTGAATGGCTGGATAGAGCCTGGTGGATCAAGGGCAGCAAAAAGCAAGAGATAATGGGTATTGAGCCAGATGAAGAACTGGACAAATACTTTATACCTATGGGCTTAGTGCCAAGCGATGAACTAAATATTGACCCTACTATTTTCGAGCAAGCAAAGGAAGAAAACTTAGATTACTTCAGAAAAAAAGATTAGTTTAGTGGTCTTATGACCGAGTTAAACAACCAAAACGCTGATTCTCAAGGCTGGTATTACATTGACACTTATACAGGTGAGGTATGTTATTATACCTTAGAACAAATTTGAGATCAACACCGAAAAAGGGTATGGTCTTAAAAATAAAACTAAAGACGATTTTACAACGGTGACGATTGGCGAAGTAAAAGCCTACCACAAATGTTGATGTTTAGCACAATGCCAATGGCTTTTATTTTGCCAATTGCGTGTTAGCTGCTGTTTTTTTCTTTTTGATTTTCAGCACTTTAGAAAATAATTTTAAAATATCTTTGAAAAAGTTTTCACAATCAAAATAAGCGTTCTATATTTGAACTATCAAAAACGATAAAACAATGACAACTCAAAACATCACAATCGAAACAGTAAATTACTTCGGTCATTCAGATGACAGAAATTTTAATGCAAAAGTTCTTTACAAAAAAAACGGTAAACTTTATTTAGCTCACGTTTATATTGACTATTTTAACAAAAGAGTTTACATACCTAAACAAGCTAAAGAATGCAAAGTATTAAAAGGGTTTGAACAAGCTATAAATAAAAATCAAGGTTTTTAATATGAAAAAGTTAATTGATATTATAGACACCGCAAACGACCCAAACATTTTACAGGAAATGAAATGGGGTGGCACTCGTAAAAATGCTGGTGCTAAACCTAAATACAACGAAAAAACTAAAACGGTTGCATTTCGCTGTCCGCTGTCAAAGGTTGATGAACTAAAAATTATTGTCAAGTCTAAACTTTCGGAGTGGTCGGTAAAATAGCAGGTAACACAAAGCTAACCATTCGCCCTATGGGTGGGTGTTAGCGATTGTTATTTGCCGTTTCAATGGCGAATCATAAACATTAATTAATTTTGCAAACTATGAAATGCCCAACAGGACATCACCGAGGAATTCGAAAGGCTTGCCCAATATGCCAAGGCAATAACAATGTAACCAAAGAAGAAGCAATACATAGGGTAAATATTATTGACCCTTATAGGCTATCTTATAATTACATTATTGAAAGATTAACCAATGAAACGAATTAAACCAATGAAACACGATCCAGGAGTAACGCGCGAATTTTGGCGTTCTGTTAGTCAAGTATTTTTATTTATAATCTTTGTGGCTATTATTTATTCTATTTACGCTGGCATTATAGGATGAAGATATTTATTACCGGATGCGCTAAAAGCGGCACAACGCTATTAAGAAGGTTATTTAATGCCTTTGAAGTATCAGTATGTAATGACCGAGAAATAAGCTTAAAAGACTTTATAGAAAGCAGCTACGAGGTAGGCAAGCGCACCCACGATAGTATTTTTAGTTCTGAACTTTATGAGCCAGATGTAAAGAAGCAACTAAAGCTAATAAAGAATAACGATGTAAAAGTGGTTAATATTATTCGCGATAAAGACCAGGTATTAGCTTCCGATCATGGCTACGTTAGCGAATCCAGATATTATGAGTCAATAGCACAAGCATTTTATTATCGTGATTACATTGCAACTACTGTTTATTATTCTGAACTAATCAGCAACCCTGACCAAGTTCAACAAGTGTTAGCAAAAAAGTTAGGGCTAAAG